CTAAATTACTCCTTTGAAATATTTATTTGTGAAATCAATTTTCTTTTCAATATTGATATAATTTTTTTTGATTGAACCATAGTATTTTTCATATTCGCATTTAATCCATTTAGTTCTTCTTAATTTTCTTAGTGTTGATTTTTCTATTTGTCTAACTCTTTGTTGTGAAATTTCTAACATACCAGCAATATATGTCATTGTGCATTCTCTACAATCCCAACCATAATGAAGTTTCAATATACTTCTTTCCCTAAGTGTTGTATTATGTTCCATAAGATTTTCTAAATCTGACCTTAGTTGCTCCAAATACAATTTTTCCTCAATATTCTCATATCCATTATCAATATATTCTATTAAATCAACTTTTTCTTTTTCTTCACCTTCATTTAATGGAATATTCAAGCTTGTTTCATCATTTGTATTTTTTTGCTTAATGAAACTATTAATTTTTTGATATATCCAGTAAAAAGAATATGTACTAAATGAAGCATGATAATCCATATTAGAATTATATTTCTTAGCTGCCATTATTAACCCCATATATCCTTCTTGTTCTAAATCTTCAATATCTATTGAATTAGTAGCATTAATGTAAAACTTATTCACAATTTTAAATACTAATTTTTTATTATTCTCTATAAGCTTATTTAAAGCTTGTTTATCACCCTCTTGGTACAACTCAACTAATTCCTCATTGCTCATATTATCACCTACTTGCTTTAATTAATTTTATAAGCATATATTTTTAAATCTGTTTTTTTACCTTCAAAATCATCAATTTGAGTTATATAATATTCTTTATTGTTATATAGAACTTTCATAGTTGTGTCTATTCCTTGCCGCCAGTTTATTTGAAATATAACATCTACTTTTGAATTTGTTGTTGCTGCTGCATAAAATTCTTTTCCCGATAAGTGCCTATAATAAGCCCATATATTCTCTGCACCTTTTACTGGAACATACTCTTCTAATGGAAGATTATCTTCATCAACTCCATTAACATATTCTAATATGGTTATTTTTTTATCTTTCCTCATTTCCCTTTACTCCTTATATTAAAATTCCAATCGCTTAGCGTTTTACAATGCTCTTATAAATTCCTCATAATGTTCATATAATCCAACGTATGAATCTAACATTGAAGCCATTCCGTCAATTCTTTGTTTAGCTGCTTGATTCTTTATAGGTACTATATTACCGTTTCTATCTTCCTGAACTCCTGTATTAGTTAAGCACCATTTTAATATTGGACTATTATTATAATTAATCTTTTTCGCCTGTAGGTCTGCCCCTAATTGTTGCATTGGTAGGCTTAGAGTTCTAGCCCCTTGAATACATCTAACCATCTTAAAACCATTTTGCTCCATTTCATCAACCCAATACTTAGCGGAATAACTATCGTAATATATCCATAAAGGAGTTATACCGTAATTATTAAGCATTTCAAGAAACCATGCGGTTATATCACTATAATTAATTGAATTACCATTACATAGCCTTATCAAGTCACGTTTAAGCCATATATCATATGGTATCTTTTCAAGCTTTACTCTCTGTTCAAAATTATCACTAGGTAACCAGTACATTTGATGTATATATCTTTTATGAGTAACCTTGTCAATTAATAAAAGAGTTGCTGCGGTTAAATCTGTTGTTATTGATAAATCTGCCCCACCTATTGCATAACAATTTTTAAAATCTGCTATATCAAAGGTTTCATCATTGTTAATATCATCAAATGTAAGCCATGCTGAACTTATGGTATCTCTTATATTAAAATCTTTAGTTAATACCCCGCTTAAATCTTTCGGGCTATTCTTTGCCTTTTCAACTTTTCTCTCTAAATCATCAATCTTTTTTATAGTTCCTAGTGCTGGATTTGCTTTGCTCCATGCTCTTGGGTCTAGCCATTCTTCTTTTTTATCTAACTCATAAAGAATAGGTAAAAAGGTATCATCTTCAAAATTCCCATCTACAATATTACAAGCGTACTCATACATATCATCAAAAATACATTCTCTTATAGTTCCAGCGGTTGTTATCATAAGTAATAGCGGTTGTCGTCTTGCTGATTGTGATTGCTTCATAACTTCGTATAGGTTTCTATCCTTCACACCATGTAATTCATCTATAATTACACATTGTGCATTTAATCCGTCTAATGTATCTGAATTTTTACCCAATGGTTGGAACTTACTCATTGTTAATGGAAAATATAAGTCTGTTTTTCTCTTCTTGATATGCTTAGTTAGGTATGGGCTTTGTTTAATCATGTTTAAGGTTTCATCAAATACAAGTTTTGCTTGGTCTTTCTTAGTAGCACATGAATAAATTTCCGCTCCAGCTTCTCCATCTGCTACTAACATATATGCAGCTATACCGCTTAACATTGTTGACTTACCATTTTTTCGGGCTACATAAAACATACTTTCTTTATATCTTCTTAGCCCTGTATCTTTATTTATAAAACCAAAAAGGGCTGATATATAAGCCTTTTGAAATAATTCTAATATTACTGGCTTACCAGCCCATTCACCTTTACTATGTTTACAAAATTGTTCAATAAATTTTATAGGCTTCAATGCTCTTGATTCATCAAATATATATTTATCTGAATTATCAATATCACTTACAAGCCTTTCATATTGTTTATATACTCTCTTTGATACAATACACTCACCACTTTTAATTGCTTCAAAGTATTCAATAATATAATTCATTATTGTGCCTTAATAAAATCTAATAATGGGTCTACTTCTTGAACTGGTTCAAGTGGTGGTAATAAATCTATTAATTGCCTATATAAGCTACTATAATTTTTAATTGTTGTATTGTATCCTTTTAAAGCTGGGTTCTCTCTTAAAAATTCCTGTTGCCCTTGTTTGAATAATGTTGTTGTTCCTTCTTCATCAACATCTTTTTTTAACTTATCAAGTGTTCTTTGTATGAATAAAAGTTCATTGTAAATATTTTGGGCTATGGGTTGTCTATCTTTGGGTATACTCTTCAATATCCTTTTAAGTTGTTTCATCTCTGTTGATATATCTTTATTTTTCTCAAACATTTTTCAAAAATCACCTACTTTCTTATTGTTTGCCCCACCTTGAAAACTCCAAAAACCTCGGAGGGGTACTGAAATCTCCCCTTACGTTGATAGCTTTTTTCATATTTCTTTGTGATGTGGGGGGCTATAAATCAAATCACCATTCTGATTAAATGATACTCCCTTAACAGTTGCTCCACCGTTTCCATGTACTACATTGTGACAATCTAAACATAATACTTGGAGGTTATCCCAGTTTAACGTTATATTCATATCATTTACATTGCTTGGTGTGATATGTTTCTTATGATGAACTAACTTTCCTACACCTCCACACCTTTCACAAATATAATGTTTAGTTTCGATAAATGCTTTTCTGCATTTCTTCCACTCCTTAGTATCATAGAAAAATTTTATACCTTCTTTAGCCATAACTCTTCATATCCTCATTACTTTTTATATATTTTTACCTACTTGAATGTACCTTTTATGCATATTCATACATTCATATATCACCCTTCAAGTATCTATTTATAAAGCTTTATGCTCTTATATATTCTCAATGTATTGTTATACAAAAAAAGTTACCTTCTGCCCTAAATTAATACTTTATTTTCTTTATTGCCTTGTTTAATGCTTCCTTATCCATATCTATATATGTCAATGAAGTTGCACTCGAACCATGTCCTAAAGCTTTTTGAACTAATCCGATATCCTTCTTATTATCCATATACAACCAATAAGCAAATGTTTTCCTCGTACTATGGCAACCAATATTTTTAAGTTTGAACTCACATGCTATCTCTTGCATAATTCTATATGCTTGTGTTTCACTTATAGCTTTATTCTGACCTTTTCGACTTTTTATTAAATAATAATCATCATCCATATTTTCTGTATAATCATCAATCATTTTCTTTAATTCTCTATTTAATACAATCTCAATATATTTTCCTGTCTTTTGTTGCTTAATTCTTATATTCCATTTTTTTTTAACATTCTTAACCCTTAGATTTAAAATGTCACTTATCCTCAATCCACAATAAACACCTAAAGCAAACATAATAGCATTTCTTTCATTTTCCTTTTTCAAAGCTTCTATTATATTCCTTACCACTTCTTTATTTTTAATTGGCTTTACCATAACATCACCTCGCCATTGGCGTTAATGTTGCTATAATATTCTCAATAGTTTTTTCTAATTGTGGAGTGCTGCCATCATACCAGCTTTTTAATAAGAATCCAGCCAATGTTTTGACTAATGGATTAATTACGTCTGTGTCCCATGGCCTTCCTGTCTTATTTTCTAAATATTGAGGTATCGTATTAATCAATGTTTGTATTAAACCATTATCTTCTTCAAAATCAACTCTTAACAAATTCTTTGCTTCTTCTAATGTTATTATCATATATTCACCTTCTTAATATTTTTTAAATAGTTACAAATGTACTGTCTATTTGTCTAAATTCTTTTATCCCCCTATTTATAAACTTTTAGATAGACAAATTGGTAGACAAAAGTAGACAGTTTGTTATAATTTAGTATTTTAAAAGGGAGTGTCAAAAGTTACTCCCTAATATTTGTTATGATGAAGCTCTTGATAATTTAACAAAAGTTTCATCAACTAATGGCTTTGTATCTGCTATCGCTAATGCTCTATAATCAATTAAGCCACTCTTAAAGCTGCTATCTCTTGAAGTTTCAATAATTATTCCTTGTGGAATGTTATAACCCATGTAATTAAAGTTTCCTAATAATACAACATCATCTGCGATATTATCATCAATTACAACTGGTTTTCCTAGAATATAACCAATTTCTTCATTCTTAGGGTCTGCAATAAATATTGGTCTACCATTTAAATCAACTAAACTGTAAACTAGGTTGTACAATGTTGAGTTATTCATTGCAAATTTTGCTCCAGCCCCATATCCTCGCTTTAGCATTGCTACCATCTTTGTAAAATCTGTATATACTGGAACTCCAGCTTTAGCAAATGTAAAACTATTTGAAATATTCCATGTAATTCCTGTTAATATTCCAGTTCCTTGTGCTGATCCAGTTCCATTTACTAATGAATCCGCTATTGTTTCCATTACACAATTAGTCAATTCTTCTGTTACATAGCTTTCAAATGCTTGGATTGACATTTTCTTAGCTGCTGCACTTAATGACATTACCTTTATAATTTCATATGCTGCAAATGATACACTTGATATTGCTGGTTCTTTTGTTTCAACTGCTGCACCTTCAACGTGCCATGCTGCTTTTGTGCTTGGGGTTCCAATTGGTACTGATAAATTAGTTGGTATATTGAAATTCCTACAACTTGAAATTAATCCGCCCATTGTTCTAGCTTTTGAAATAACTTCATTTAATGTTTGTGTTGGCAGAACTGCGGCAGCACTTGTTGTTGTACTAAATGCGTCTGCTCTCTTTTCAGTATCTACAATTTCCATTGCTCTTTTAAATGTTCTTTGCTCCATGTCTGTTAGCCTTTGACCTAACATATTCTTAAAAAATGCACTTCTATATTCATTACTTGCGAATATATCACCTTTTGGAACTTCTGTTGAATTGTTATTGAAGTTCATTCCTGCTACTGGATTAAATTGTTCTTGTTGCTGACTTCTTTCTTCAATATTTGTTTTAGCTTGTTTTAATCCTTCAAGTTCAATATTTAAACTTTCCATATCAACGTTAGGGTCTGTATTAATTAAGTTGCCTATTTCTGCTGCCCTCTTTTCAATATCTCCTGTGTTATGGTTTCTATAATAATTAAATGCCTCTGATATTGTTTTAAATTTCATCTTAAATACTTCCTTTCAATATTTGATTTATTTTTATTTTTGCTTGGTCTTTTTGTGATTCCAGCTTTTGCACTTCTGTTATTTGGTTTCTAGCTTCAATAGATGTATTTTGATATGCTGGATATGGTACTACACTACATTCATATACTTTTTCTATTTTTGTTATTGTCCTAGTGTTTGTTTTAGAATCGTAAAAACTACCGTCTTTAGGAACTTTAAAAGCAAAACTCATACCAGTTAAATCACCCCTACATACTGCCGTATGTACTGCCTTTGCTTCTTCTGTATTTGGCAAAGTTGCTCTCATATGTAGCCCTTTATCATCAACATTGAATCCCATTGTTTTAGGAACTCTTGCAAGTGGTATTTTACTTGTATCATGGTTATATAGTAAACGTATGTCGCTAAGGTCTGCCGTATCCAAAGCCCCACGTTTAATTATCTCTGTATAATTTCCCAAAGGGTCGTTTATTATTGTTGGTTCATCATATACAATTGGTGTTCCTATAAGTTCTAAATCACTATTGCTCTGAATCTGTGAGTTTCTTATTTCCTTCATCATCTTTTACCCTCGCTTTACTCATTTGGTATTTATCAATAATATCTGTACTAACAACGTTTAATGTTTGCACCCTTCTGTCGCCACCTTCTACGCTTGGTAGATTTAATATCTCCATTGCTTGATTTACTGTAAATAAGCCTAATGGCATTAATTCCTTTAATATATTAGTCTTTGTTGTATTACTTGCAAATTGTAGTCTATTAGCTTCTAATAAGATTGAATTTCCAAAGGCTTGTTCCCTTGGTGTTAAAACTTTTTCTGTTAATTCTAATGAAAATTGAAGTCCCAAAGGTTCGATTACACTTTCATAAAATGCAGCCCATTCATTTTCTGAATATGTGCTATTAACAATGTTTTCTGATATTCCTAAATACTCATATATTTTCTTTTTAACTGCTTCCAGTTGTTTCTCGTCAATTACTGCTAACTTAACATCTAAAGGCACATAATCCATTTTGCTATCCAATGCAGCAATTCCGCCATTATTACTTATGCTTAAATAATCAGATATAAAGGCTTCCTTTTCCTTCTTTAGATTTTCAGGGCTTAATGCTTGGTTATACTTCAATATACCTCTTATATTTCCACTAGCTTTAATTGAATTTTCCATTCCTTCGCTTTGTGTATGTGCTAGGTCTAAAGCTGGTAATATAGCTGTGTTTGTATCTCCTAGTAAATCATTAGAATTAAAAAACCTTCTCATTGTAAATACTTCTGTAAATGGAACAGTGAATTGTTTTCCACCCATAAATAAGAATCTACAATATAACGTTCCTGTTGAATCTGTTAAATACTCCATATTTAACGGACTTAATGGATATATCCCTGTTAAATTACCTTTATCATCTTTCTGCAAATATGCAAAAGCATTATTGTATAAATAATAATGGGTTACTAGCTTGTAAATAAGGTCGTACGCCGTCATATATGGATTTGGTCTTACTTGCAATATTCTATTTAAAGAATTATCACCATCTTTTCTCTGCCCAGCTATTGTTACAACGTGAATGATTTTAAGTTTTGCAGCGTTTCTTGCTATTGCGTCAACTGCTGCTCTATAAATATCACTTTCGTATGCATTCCCACTAAATGGGGTAAATATTGCTGGGCTTCCATTCATAACTTCGACATGCTCTGTTATTGTTGGACTTTTATTTTTTTTCAACAACCTACTTATAAAATTCACTTCTTCACTTCCTTATACAAAATAAAAAGGCTACGGGAATAAGTAACAAAACCATCAATAATGATTTTATTAAATATTTCCCGCAGCCATTAAATTCTTAATGCTTTCCACTAAACTAGTGGGGTACTTAAATTATTCTATTTTATGCTTATTATTATATAACATAACTTACATACGTTCAATTATTTTTTATTCTATATCTAAATAAACACGTTCTTCTTTGCTTCCTTTAAGTTTATAAGGTTTACTTTCTTTTTTTATTATCGCACCAGCTTTCATAAGTATTTGAATCATTTTCTTTTTGTCTTCTTTTGATTTATAAATCATTCTTATTTTAATCATATTTACCTACCTCCATTAAAATCTAATTCTTAAGCCTTCAAGTTGTTCACCATGTAACTTACTATAAATTAAATACCATTCACCTTTACCTATTTCAATCCTATCTGCTATCCATTTACCATCAATAAATACCTCAAGTACTTCACCACAATGAAGTCCACTATCTTCCCATAAATCCATAGCGTTTAATATACTATATCTTTCATTATTGTAGTTATAACCTAGTATTCCTGTTCTCTTACTCATAATAACCACTCCTTAAACATACTCTATAATTTGAGTATTTTTTTAAAAATTAAGATTTGTTGCTCCAGCTATAACACCTTTTCTCTATTGGTGTCCGATTCGGACACCTTAAATAAATATATTTAATTAATGGAAATAATTTTACATTCTCTCCCCTTTTGCACTTCTTTTTTTGAATATAATCTTCTTTCAAAAAATTTTGTTGAATCATATATATTACTTATTATTTTTTCTCTATGGTTTTTATCTTCTATTTTGACTAATAAATCTGAAATCATTCTAAAAATTTTTATGTGTTCATCATCTAAACCGTTTTTAATATCTCTTTGCTTTTTTACATCCTCTAAGTTTATTAACATTTTACATTCCTCCTTAAAAATCTATTGATATTTAAAGAACCAACGTTATAAACATATATTCCCCTTTACAAGCATATCTCAAAAAGATATACTAACATTGCGAGTGTTAGTGGTGTTTCTTTTTGAAATGCTACTTTTTTTGTTCTTTTTTATAAGTATATAACCCCTTCCATGTTGGTTCTATTTCTTGCTTTAAAGAATCTACTATATAATTCTTTAATGTGTTAAAATTAATTATCATAAAGAATTCACCTCAATTATTTCTGAAATGTCAATCCATTAATAACATAACATTTTCTATTCTTTGAACCGTCAGACTTTCTAATTCTTTCAATATTCTCATAACCTGGCTTTTCTCTTAACTTATTAAGTAAATAGCTATATCCCTTAGCAGTTCCAATTAAATCGCCTGGTATTATATTTACTAGATTTTCTTCTTCACACATTTTTATATACGCTTTTTCGACTTCTTCACAACTAACAAAAAAATCTTCTATTGGTGCTATTACTTCATTTGAAAATTTTAAAAGCGAATCTAATTCTTTGATATTTTGCATAGTATCGTCCTTAATAATGTTAGGAACAATCAGGGTTTTATTTATTAAATTCATTGCTCTATAAATAAAATATGAGAATAGATAATCAAAATTTTCTTTAATTTCTTCTTTATAAAAGTTTGTATTTCGACTTTCTATTGGAATCTTATTTATAAATTTTATAAATAGTAATCTTCTATTTACTGCATCATCATAATTAGTGAACTGTGGAATATCATTAGTATCAATTAATAAATCTAATTTTTGTAAATCTACATCAATTAATTTTCCTCTTGTTGCTCTTGCCTTTTCACTTGAATTTGACAAAATATTTTTAAATTTTGCTTGGTTAATAATATCCGTTGTATCTCCTTCACTTGATAGCCCAAATGATTTATTATCTAGTGAAACCAGTAAATCATCTCTTGAAACGTCATCATTTCCCTTATGTTTAGTTGTAAAATATGTGTATGGGATATTTACTGCATTCTCTTCAAATAAATCTTTTACAATATTTTTAAATGTTGATTTCCCTGTTGCTCCTGCACCTATCATAAATATTGCTAATTGTAGGTTTTTCCCAAGCATTTTATAAGAAATTAAATCTAGTATAAATTCAAGTCTTTCATTTCCTAATACCTTTTTATATAGCTTCAATTTATCTTTAACAAATTTTATAGAATCTTTTTTATCCATTAGGTTGTATTTTGATGTATTTAGAATTAAATCATTTCTGCATGATTTTTTAATTTCACCTTTGTTTAGGTCTATTATTAACCCATTTTTTGAGCATAATATATTTTCATTTTTATTATGATATTTCAGATTAATAATATATGCATTATCTCTTCTTAGCTTGTCTAAAGCTTCACTTACACGATTTTTATTATCCCATGAGTTAATTTTTTTACTTAACTTATAAAAATCGTCTTTTTCTAGATTATTTATATTTTTTTCTAACTCAAAGTTACATTGCTTAATAAAATTGTTATACTCGATTTTCCCCTCTTCTTCTGTTAACATTATCCATGCTTTACCATTCCATTTTACAAACTTAGATTCATTAAATGAATTAATTAAAGCTTTAAAGTTACCACCAATATATGACATAAATGCTTTTTTATTATCCTCATAGCTTATTAATGGTATGCTTTCAATTTTATCTGTATTTTCAATTATTCTATCTCTAAACTTTTTAAAAAACATTTCTGATTTAGAATCAAGTGAATATTGAGTTATTTCACTATATTTATTAATTTCAAAAAGTTCTTTTGCAACATTAAAATTTTCAATCATTTTTTCACTATCTGAATAGTTGATAATAATACTTGAAATAATGTCAAGTTCATTGGTTGGGAACTCAATCTTGTTATCTAATAATAAATTTCTATATTCTTCTCTAACTTTAATATTAGAAAACATATAAGAAAGTGCTATAAAACACAATTCTGTTTCTTGTAACTCAAATTTAATCTTTTTCAAATATTCACCTTCTCTGTCATCAGTTTATTTTTCTAAACACTTGCAAATACATTGTCTATTGGTCTAAATCCTTCAAACCCTTTATATTACTATGTTTCAAGTAGACATATGTATTATTTATTTTTTGTCTACATTTGTCTAGTATTTTATTTGTATACTTATACGGTTTTATTTGTAGACAATAGTAGACAACTTAAAAAAGTGAATTTTGTCTACATAAACTCGCTATTTTACTACATTCCTTAAGTTGTAGACAAATAGACAAGCCTTTTTCATACAAAATAAAAATTACTTTTCACATTTCAATGATATTATCCAAATTATTTATCATGTTTTTAATATTTTTAAGTTGATATTCATAAGTTTTCACTTTATTTTTTAAGTTAGCTATTTCTAAATCTTTTTTTAATGCATCTTCATTACTTTCAATTCCCAAGTATGAATTTAAATCAATTCTAGTAACTAAATATTCTCTCCCATTTTTTTTCGCTTTTAATTTTCCCTCTCTAACATGTTTTTGAATAGTTGATAATGGCAACCCAACTTCTTGTGATACTTGAAATAATTTTAGTAATTCTCGTTTTGACATTGCTATTTCCTCCTTTATTTTTTTATTAGGCATTGTACCCCTAAAAGACTTGATAATTTAATTTTTTTGATTTGAAATTATTTGCACAAGATTTGACAACTATTATTAGTCGTTTATATCTATTATAATAATGCTAACTATATATAGTTGTCAATACTTTAATAAAAATTTTCCTTTTGACAACTATTAGTAGGTGTTATAAACTAACCCTAAAGGAGATGATATTAATGGTCGGCGAAAAAGTTGCGAAATTCAGAAAAATTTTAGGTATAAGTCAAAGAGAATTGGGACGACGAACTGGTTTATCTGGTCAAATGATTTCTAAAATAGAAAATAATCTTACTAATCCATCATTAGAAACCTTAGGTAAAATTGCTAGTGTTCTAAATGTTAATTTAAATAATTTGTTAGATATGGTGAAAACACCAGATTGCTTAATTGTGAATGATACATCTTTAGATATAAATTATTTGCTAGATAATATACGTGAATTAATAATGACAAATAAGGATAATAATAAATTAATTTATGAATCATTTGATAGCTTAGTTACTTGTTTTATGGTTCTTTTTTTACCATTTGCAGAGAATCCTAAAGAACATAAAAATCAAAACGTTACTCTTTTGAATGAACTAATGTTTGAAATCAATCAATTGATCGAATCAGATGGACTTATCTCTCCTTATAACTATCCTGATGATTATTTAGAAAATTCAGGAAAAACAATACATAAAATATACACTATCTTAGAAAAAATACGTTTACTTAAATTTAGTAGCAGAAAATACAGAAATAATATGGAGGGCGAATAGATGGCAAGTTATGAGCAACTAACTAAATACAACTGGAAGGCTACTGTAAGCCTTGGATATGAAAATGGAAAACAAGTTAAGACACGTAAACAAGGATTTAAAACTAAAAAAGATGCTGAAATATGGGTAACTGATACACTAGGTAAAAAACATAAAGGTTATATTGCTCTAACAAATAGCAACATACTTTTTAAAGATTATATTAATAAATGGTTTAATGAATATAAAGTTTTAAATGTAAGTATCAACACTAAGAATGATTATATATACAGAATAAACGCTCATGTAGTTCCTATGATTGGGAATTACAAACTTAGTGAATTAAGTACCTCAATCATTCAAGATTTCTACAACAAGCTAATAAGTGAAAAAGGAATGAAACCAGTATCAGCAAAAAAGGTTTATGACATAGTTAATGGCTGCCTAAAATATGCTAAAAAATCAAAATTAATTTATGATCTACCTACAGATATTGAAAAGCAAAAGCTAGTTAAACCAGAAATTGAATTTTGGACTAAAAAAGAAATTGATTTTTTCTTAGATAAAATTAATGATTTATACCTTTATTCTCCAGTTTTTCTTGATGTTCTTACAGGATTAAGAGTTGGTGAATTATGTGGTTTAAGATGGTGTGATGTTAATTTAGAAAGTGGATATATAGAAGTTAATAGTCAAGTTATTCAAGATAGGATTAATAAAGAATTGATATTCTCGTCAATTTTAAAGACTTCTACAAGCCATAGAAATATTTCTATACCTCCAGTATTAATTGACTTTTTAAAGGCTATGAAAGAAGATAACAACGCTTTAGAAAATGACTTTGTTATACTAAGTCGTGAAGGGCTTATGTGTAATCCTCGTAATTTATCAATGAATTTTACTAAAACAGTTGCTAAATATAAAAAGTCTATTGATGATATTGAAAAAGAAAATAAAGAAGTTCCAAAAGATTATATGCAGCTAAAGCAAATATCATTTCATGGATTAAGACACACCCACGCCACGTTATTAATATTTAATGGTGAAAATATAAAGGTGGTATCTGATAGGCTTGGTCATAGGGATATAAGCATTACATTAAACACTTATACTCATATTATGGATGATATGAAAAGTAATACTGCAACTCTATTAAATAACCTATTTAAAAAATAG